GAATTCGTCGCTACCCTGGACAGCCGGACAAGTGAAGTCTGCGCAAGCCTGGACGGGAAAAACTTCGCTTTAGATGAAGCCAAACCAGGGACAAACTTCCCGCCCATGCACCCGAATTGCCGATCCACGACCATAGAATATGATCCCCATGATGAAATGGACTGGTACAATTCCGGAAAGAAAATGCCTAAAAACATGACTTATGAGGAATGGGCCGAAGTCCAGGGCATTAAGACGAAGAAGAAAAAATCAAAGAATAAAGCTGTTACAGTAACCGAATAACTTGTTGATTGAACGCCTTCACGGGCGTTTTTTCATATCCAAAATAAGCCGTACCCGTTCCGGCGAACAGACGGGACCGCAAAGCGTGTGGAAGTCACGTTAAAAACAGCGGAGAAAGGAGAATGTCAACCATGATCCATGAATCAATCAAAAAACTTCTTGGAGAGGACCTGACAAAACAGGTCGAGGAAGCCCTGAAAGGTAAAGGCAAAGACGGAAAAGACGTCGATCTGGTGATCGGAAACGACGGGTCCTATGTTCCGGCCGACAAATACGAAGCCTTGAAGTCGCAAAGTGCAAGCGCCGAAAAGGCATTAAAGGCCGCCGCTGACGCATTAAAGACGATCGGCGGTTCTGGCGATCCGGCGAAGATCGCTGACGACGTTAAAGCCGCCCAGGACACTATTAAGAACCTGCAAGACAACCACGCCGCAGAAATCAAGAAAATCCAGAAGAACACAGCTTTAAGACTTGCCCTTTCCGGCCAGGCGCACGATCCGGCCGACATCATTTCGCTTCTGGACCTTGAAAAAATCGAAGTGGACGAATCAGGAAACCTGAAAAGTGACCTGGAAAGCCTTATCAAGCCTATTAAAGAAACCAAACCCTATCTATTCAGGGCGCAGGAACAAAATCCAGAGATTAAGGGAGCAAAGCCTGCTGAACCTGGCGCAACTCCCAAAATCGACTCACAGGGCGGACCTGTGATATTTTAACAACCATAACCTATCAAAAAAAGAAAGGAATGATTTCTAATGGCAAGAACCAGCGCAATTAGCCTTATCAATTCCGGAACCTTAAAGGCCGAATTGAAAGAACTTTACGGATATGTAATTGAAAACGTTCAGAAGAACACGCTTTCTTCTGCCCTTAAATCCCAGGCGTACACTGGCAACCCTGCCACTGGTTCCGTGGAATTCAGAAGGTTTAAAAACAGCACTTCGAAAGACTATGGAACTGCAAGGGCCGCCGGAAAAGGTGACGCTATCACTGCGCCGCCTATAACTGTAAACCTTGACCAGCATAAGGAAATAGTCGAGGAATGCGCAAAGTTTGACCTTGACACCTTCGGCGTGGGTGGCATTATGGCAAGACGTGTCGACGACCACATTCGCACAATGACCAGCGAACTTGACGTCGCGTTTTTTGCGGCCGCTTTTGCTGAAGGTGGCGGGACTGCATTCACTCCTGACGCTGGGTTAACTAACTTGGCTGACATCTTAGAAGCCTATATTCAGACGCTGGAAACTGTAAAAAATGACTATGTTCGTGGCGTTCCCCGTGAAATCATGAACCTTGTTTGTTCCCCAGCATTTTACGGAAAGATCAGAAATCTTTTGGACACCCTTCCTAATCCGAATGTAGACACTGTAGCTGAATCTTTCGGAATGTTCCACGGCGTTAGGGTGTATTCTTCTATCAATCTTCCTGCTGGTCAGAATGCCGTATTGATGATTGATGGAGCAATCGCTCAACCCGTGGTTTCTTATCCCTATACTGAACCAGAAAAGATTCCTCTTTCCAACGATTACGGCGTGTCCTTGTTCTATGATTACGGAACAAAAGTTCTGACTCCTGACCTTATCTTCACCTACGCCGCGTCGTAAGAAAGGCGGTGACCGGTGATGAAATTCAGGGATAAAGAAACGGGCGCTATCCTGGAACCGAGAAGCGCGATTGTTGAAAATCAACTTCGCGCTTCTCCACTATATGAAGAATACCAGGAAAAGGCCGCGGAAAAACCTTTGGAAAACATGAAAAAGACTGAACTTCTGGCCCTGGCTAAACAGATGGGCCTTGAAGTTACAGAAAAGACCACGAATGCAGAAATAATTGCTTTGATTAAAGGGGCGCATGGCGAATAAGGCCAGCGCTCCTTCTCTTAAAAAAGGTGGTGGCTGGTTATGCTTGAAAAAATGAAAATGTTGCTGGGTATAACCGGCAATGAAAAGGACGGACTTCTTCAATTCGTCCTGGACACCGTCACAGACATGGTTAAAACCTACTGCAATATGAAACCTGACGAAGCCATTCCGGACCAGCTTAATAACCTTCTGGTCCGGATGGCCGTCGATATGTGGCGGGCCGAAGGTTACGGCAACGAAAAGAACAACAATATGGAAGTTACTTCCGTAAGGCGTGGAGATGTAACAACATCATTCAGGCCGGTTGGCGGTGATTTTAACACGGGAACAGGAGCAGGCGGGGCGGACTTCATTAAGGCATATACAAAGCAGTTAAACGCGTTTAGAAAAGTGGGGTGGTGATATGTTCGGAAACCCAGCGGCTGAACGTGCCGCTATTGAAATGACCTACGAAGACACAGCCACTGTTTCAAGAACGACGCTACAGAAGATAAACAATATTTCGAAGCACGTTCCTGAAGACATTTATACTGATAGCATTTGCGCGCTTGTGTATTCAGGTTCTGACAAAAGCCAGCAAATGCAGGCACAAAATAAAATCGACTACGACGCCATTATCTTCTTTCCCCCTTCCCTTTCGATCCTTCCTGGGGATAAAATCGCGCTTAAACGGTTCGGAAGGGATAACCCAGACAGCACGATCATTTATAACTTTGAGGTAGTCGGCCGGCCGAATGTTTATGCAACACACCAGGAAGTAAGGGTCAAGGACGGTGATCTGGCGTGAGTGTGGACAATAAAGGCTTAATTAACCTTCAAAAACAGCTTGAACAGTTAAGGGACGAAGTTCCGGACATCATGGAAGAACTGGTTATCGGTGAAGGCGTCTATGCAGTAAAACAGGCAAAACTTATTTGTAAAAACGACGTCCCCGATATAGTGAATACCGGTGATTATCGGAACAACTTCCACGCCGGCAATAAAGCCTTGACCCACCAAAATAACAACGATCACGACGGAAGCAGGCCGCAACGGTCCGGCAGGCGTTACAGGATTGACGTTTATAATAACCTGGACTACGCGAAGCCTCTTGAATATGGCTTCAGAAGTCACTTTGTCCCTGGACATTGGAGCGGCCATGTTTTCGTCTATCAGAAGAACGATCCGGAAGGCGGAATGTACGTCGGACCTTACGGCGGCTATGTACGCGGGCATTTTACCCTTTTAAGGGCCATTCGACGGACTAAAGACACCCAGAACGCCCGCCTAACCCGTAAGATTGACCAGATACTTCAGGAAAGGCTGTCCCCGCGTGGTTCCGGATAAACGGAGGTAATAAAATATGACCGTTAACAAAATCTTGGAAGCCATTGCTTCAAAGCTGATCGAAATCTGGCCGGATCGGAATGTCTTCGTTGACAAAATTCCCAAAGGCGCCGACGGAAACTTCTTTGTTGGGGTTATAGAAACAAGCCAGGAAAAGAAACTGGACCGGAGAAGGACGCGATCCTGTCAGATCGAAGTCCTTTATTTCTTAAAATCTGACGACAACATGGCCTTTAATGATTGGGCCGATACCATGTACGACAATTTCGAAACCCTTGGCGTCGAAGAAGGCGCGAATAAAACGCGCCGGCTTTACCTGACCGGTCAAACGGCCAGGAAAGACGAATCAGGGGTTTTTCAATTCTTATTCGACGTTAATATTAACTTCGTTATGGCGCCTGAAGCTATTGAGTTCATGGAAAATCTTACCCAGAAGGAGGGATTGAAGTAATGGCAAGCAAGAAGAAAGCCGCCGGTAAGACAGCACAGTCCACGCCGGCGGAACCTGTTTTCACTAAAGAACAACTGGTCCACAGTAAAGCGTTCAGCCACCAGAAGGACATTCTTATGGCGATCTTGGACGCTGATAAAACCTATACCAAAGCACAGGTTGAAAAACTTGTGTCCGAATTTCTCAAAAGAAAGGTGTGAATGTAAATGGCCCCTATCGGTGGAGGTACTTTTACAGTACAGAATAAGATTTTGCCTGGCGCTTATATCAACTTTGTAAGCGCTGGACGCGCGGCCCAGCTTGGTTCGCGTGGCGTTGTCGCCCTTCCCCTTGAACTGAATTGGGGACCTGAAAACAAGGTCTTTGCTGTGACAGCAGAAGACTTTAACAGGACCGCGATCGACGTATTCGGTTATGATCCAACGGACGCGTCCCTTCTTCTTGTCAGGGAAGCCTTGAAGCGCGCTAAAACCCTTCTGGCTTATCGCGTGAATTCTGGCGGACAGAAGGCTTCTGCAACGGTCGGAGGAATGGCCGTAACTGCAAAATGGGGCGGCACCAGAGGAAATGACTTGAAGGTTGCTATCCTGACCAATGCTGACGACGCGACAAAGGTTGACGTTGTAACCTATCTGGGGACTATGGAAGTCGACAGACAAACCGTTCCCGCAGATTCCGGTTCCGCAAACCTTAAAGACAATAACTTTGTTACCTTCGGAGAAGCCGAAACCTTAACCCCCACTTCTGCAACCGCCTTGACCGGTGGTTCTAACGGAACGGTTGACGGGACGGCTTATTCGAACTTCCTGAACGCTATTGAGGTCGAAGCCTTTAACGTGATTGGCTACCCTGGCACCGACGAAACAATTAAGGCGCTTATTGCCGCCTTCGTGAAGCGTTTGCGCTACGATAACGGCGTTAAGATAGTCGGGGTCCTTTATCAGTATGACGGCGACGACATAGGTCTGATTAACGTCAAAAACGGTGTTATCCTGGCCGACGGGACCACAATCACAGGAGATAAAGCCGTCGCCTGGGTTGCTGGCGCGTCTGCTGGCGCAGAAGTCAACGAATCGCTGACCAATGTCGCTTATGACGGAGCTGTCGACGTTAATATTAAATACACCAAAAGCCAGTATGAAGCGGCTATCCAGAACGGCGAATTCGCCTTCTATGCTGATAATGGAAAGGCCCGCGTCTTGACCGACATCAATAGCCTTGTCACTTTCGGCGACGGTGTATCTGAAGACTGGACTTCTAACCGTGTGGTCCGTGTAATGGACGGCTGGGCGAATGATGTTGCCAGAATCTTCGGCGAAAGATATATCGGAACCGTAACCAACAGCGACACAGGCCGCGAACTGTTCAAGGCTGACCTTGTGTCCCTTGCCATGCAGTACCAGGCTATAGACGCGATAAGCAATTTCGAAAGCGCTGATATTGTTATCCAGCAGGGTAACGGTAAGCGCGACGTCGTTGTTAATTGCGCGCTTCAGCCGAACGACAGCATGGAAAAACTTTATATGACCGTTACGGTTAATTAACGGAAGGAGTGAAGCGAAGTGAAAACCTTGAACGCGCCGGATACCATTTCCGGAAAGGAAGGCAGGGCCTACGCGAAGATTAACG